CCTTTCTTAGCAATCGCAACATCATACGAACCTTCAAGCAACTTGAAGTTTTCGACCTTCATCACAACCTTGAATTCCTTACCATTCTCGACTGTTCCAATCTCAACCTTGGACTGGTCAGCAGAATCATCCTTCACATCTGTAGCAATGAAGTGAATAGTAGAACCATCGCTCTCAAATACGAAGTTTGGCGAACCAGAGATGCCAGCACTCTTGCGCATCCAGTCAAGATCTTCTTGCGAAAGACTGAATGAACAATCAGGCTCACCAAATGTGATTGCCTTCTCAGGTGGAGTCACAATAACTTTCGGCGAACAATACTTGATGTAATCCGACTTCTTGTTTGCGCTGATGTTAATCTTATCATCATCAAACGCCAAGTCAGCATCCTTATACAAGGAAACCTTTGCCAAGAGTTTGTTTAGATCATACAACGCAAACTCTTTCGGGAAGTCTTCACCAACGGTTGCTTCGACGAAAATTGTTTTGAGTGGGGAAATTGTCTTCAAAGTTTTGCCAGCCTTAAACTGTAGACTTTGATTAATGCCTGAGAAGTTCTTCAGGACTTGCACTGTATCTTCAGAAAGTTTCATAATTAACGACCTCATTTGCTTCAACACGATTATTATATAACGAATCAACCAACTTGTCAACCCTTACAGTCAACTCATCTAACGAACAATTATTATCCATCACAATATCATAATGTGAACCAACCCAAGCCCATTCTGAATAATGGACTTCTGGATAAGCATTGCGCATTATTTCTTGTTTGTTATAGATATTGCACTCGCGAGCAAGTGCAAACCATTCTGGATCTTCACCACGACGAACACGAACAACCTTACCACCAGACTTTATGATTGCATTAATCTCGTTTGGAAAACGAACATCAGCAATCACATAGTTATTGTAAGGAGCCTGTTCGCAACGACGCAGCACAGTATGAACCCAGAGGTCAGGGTGAAATACATCACGACCTGCCTCTGTGCCCATTAGCTGGAGTGCTAATCTTGGTGAGAACTCACGACCGAGTTTTTCTGACCACCATACATCTGGTTGTTCGCGCCATGCTCGGGATTCTAAAGTGTCACCCTCAAGCATGGAGCGATTCCAACCAAAGATTGTGGCACAGGCATCTTTGACGCTATTTGCAAAACTCTCTTTTTCGAAATCATGACGATCAACCAAGAGATCTGCAACTGTGCCTTTACCTGCTCCAATAAAGCCAACCAAACCTACAATCATAACAAAGTCTCTTTATTAGAGAGAGCCAACAAAGTTTGCAACGGCTGGCATATCACCAGTGAATGCATAAGTTCCAATGTGATGCGTCTTCATCCATGGGCACAACCAAATGCTGCCGCCCATGTTACGCCACCACTGGCAGAACATGTAGTCTTCAGACAAGTAACGATCTGAACCCTTGCCGCCATTTTCCTTGCTATCAATGACTGTATCAAAGTAAGCATGGATGTAGCGTGAGCCATCGAAGTTTGCCTGACCAACATGATCTGGACGATAACGAAGTTGTGGATATTGTTCTTTAAACTTATCAAACACTTCACGCTTGACCATCATGAAGCCTGTGCCAATCTCGAGAACTTCAATTGGTTCAGCAACAGAGAACTTCTCAGTGCCAGGAACTGGATTGAAGACGAAATCACCAGCCAACTTCTCCATATCACCTGGTTCAATGTCTGGATGACGCTTCACGCCTTCTTTAATTGCTCCCCACTTGATTGACTTCTTTGGATATGGACCACCAACAACATCTTTTTCAAGAGCAAGGAGTGCAATCACATCTCGTGGATCAAAGTGAATGTCAGCATCGATAAAGAGCAAATGAGTGAAGCCTTCTGCGCGAAGGAACTCATCAACAAGATAGTTTCGTGCTCGAGTAATCAATGACTCGTTAAAGATAAACGAGAAACGAACTTCAATACCATATTGCGAGCATACGGATTGAAGATCAAGACAAGACTTAACATACATACCATGCGCGCTGCCACCATACATGGGTGTTGCAACAAAAAGTTTGTTTTTGCGCAACTGTTCAACAGATACTTCTAACTGCATAATTATTCACTCCAGTTGTAAAATTTTCTAATATGATCAACAATCTTCGCCTGATCATCGATATTTTCGTTGACCATTGTCTCTATATAGTCCATGAGTGTAAGTGAACTCATGATATTCGAGATTTTTGTTTTACGAGAATTTTTGAATTTGTCATCTTGATCATCTTTGCGATCAATATGTCTTTGGTCTAGTGTACTATCTTTGACAGTAAGAATCAACACTTTAAAAGAATCGGGAAATGCCGCTGACAATTGATCTAGCATTTTGCCATTGAACAAACGATCGCCTTCGAAGATTACATTTACATTCGCGTTCTCATAATCTAATTCCATGAAGAACTTCTCAGCGTCTGGTTGCACAGCCATTGACAAACGATCTGTTCCCTGAAACACATTACCATCATTTGCATATTTGCCAAGAATATACAGATTTAATTTTTCTGAATACATAGCATCAAGAAGTTTCTGTGGCTTACAGATCTTCCAATCGTCAGCCATCGAAATCAACTTGAACATCAGAGTGGTCTTACCAGTTGCTGGCTCACCACCCATCGCAATCACTCTTACCATAATGCCTCCAAACCTTCCTTCACTGGTTGATCATCATCGAACATCCAGTCCATTCTTTCTATTCTACCTGTTCTTAGGAAATAAGTAAACTTTTCAGGTTTAATATTTTGGCGTTGTGCAAGAGTAAGTTCAAGTGTTTCGTTTCTTGCTTGCCATAAAACATTCCATTGTATGCCAGCCCAATTATCACCTTCTGCCTTTTCAATTTCTTCAGACTGGCGATCGAGATAGTAGCCAAGATAACGCCCATGATGTTCACGAAAGATTTTCTTAAACGAACAAAGGCAAGTTTCCATCGTGAAGAAATCAATCTGATTCTTTAAACCAGGGAATCTTCCTCTTGTTTCTTCAAGAATGTCTTTCGCTTTACTTTCAAGGTCATCGCATTCTGCAGCAGTAAGTCTTGTATCGTACTTGTCATCTTCGCCGAGGGCAAGATGCAAGCCATTACGATGTGAGCGAGACCCAGAATAATCGTCAAGCATGAGAGAAGTAGGTATGCAGTTAATGCCAGCAGTATGAGCGAGATGCTGCATATAAAACCAAGTGGAATAGCGACCAAATTTGTGAAGAGAGTTTTTAAGATTATTCCAAAGGTTGTTGAAAGATTGTTGTTCGTTGTCGCCATAATATTTTTCTAAAACCTCACGTTGAGTTTTCTTGCCAATAAATTTTTGATAAGATTCGAACATGGCTGGCAAGTGACCTTTGTTCCACTTTGTATCTGTCTGATAACGCAGTCTTTTGTAGTTGTGACTATTCCACCAGGTGATACGATCCACATTGGCGAGTTCATAGTCTGGGAATTCATTTTTTAGAACCCATGCAGTTGGCAATTGGTAGGTGTTACCATATAGCCATGCAAGCCAGAGCCTTTCTTCGTCATTGTGTTCGTATCGCTGGTGGAGATAATTTGTCATCCACACCGCTGGATCGCAGTCGCCATATTTCAGCGACCACGCATACCAGCGGATGAATTGTTCACGCCTTTGATTGTTTAGCATCAACAAAAGAATCCAGTACAAGAACTTTGCATTTTAATTTATCATTCATTCGCTTCATGGCAGCATTCAATTTTTCTTCAGAACCACCAGTCTTTTTCCAAAGATTATACTCATTCAGAGTACGATGACTTACAACCATGATCGCATTCCAAGTATCGATTTCGCCAGCCTTATTAGCCACAGCCCCGATGCCAGCATTATAACACGAACCAGATGTAATACTAATCACCGCATGCCCAGGGTTTTCTTCAGCAAGTTTGTCGGTGATCGCTTTCAGCTCACGTTTTGAGTATAACTTGAAGTTACGGTTTTTCATAGCCTCAAGAGTTTCAATGTGATCTTTTACAGAATCAATACTCTTGACAATTTGTTTTTTAGACCAAAACTTACCATAAGCATCAACGAATGCCTCTTTGAATTTATCTGTGCCAATGGTCAAATGATCATGCGAATTTGTGAATCGCATAATGGCTTGTTTTAGATCATCCTTACTATTCGGCTTCTTTATCTTTTCTTCATGATTCATCATGTAGCCAAAATAATCAATATTCTCTTGTTTGAACTTAAATTCAGAATAATTGATATAGATGACAGGAATCTCGAGCCAACCAGCATCATGCGCAGCATCAATTGTATGATTGCCGTCGATGATTTCTTTATATCCATTTTCATGGACGCAAACAATCACAGGTGAAACATTTTTGCGCGCAGTGCCAGGATCGTCTTTCATGCGCTCAACAATGGCTTCTTTATGCTCGTGTTCGATAACATTCAATCGAACTTGATTGCGCGGAAGTTTGAAAATCTTTTTGACTTTTTCAGCAGGATGAATCTGATACTTTCTTGCCTTCACATGAGTGCAGAGAAGCTCCATTTCATCTTTGTTGATTCTGCTTTTCGCAGTCGTATAAACTGGATCGGTTCCAGCAATCCAATCAAGACCAACTTTCTTAATTTCGTCATTCAGATTTGAGAAATTTTTGACGCAACCCTCACCACCACCAACTGATTGATTATAGAATTGATCATTTTTGTGCGCGCTCACAGACTTCAACAAGAAGTTTTCGAGAGTAATTGCGACAGATTGCTTTCCGCGATATAGAATACTGCGCTTCAACAAACCATAAGACCAAGCAAGATTGGCTTCTTCGTTCTCAGAAGAGAACACATAACCATCGTGAATCTCATTGGTTTTATGATAGCCAATGTACATCTTGCCGTTTTCGATATTGCGCCATCCATAGGTAATCGCGTCATATCGTTTTTTCATTTTTTGAGCCATATATTTTTCAATAACAATTTCGATACTATTATTATACTATAGCAAGAATTAACAAACAACAGAAAATATTCTTTCTGGATCAATACACTTGCACACACCCACCTTTGCCCTTTTTGTACACTGCTGCATGTATTACAGGATCGGTCAGGTCGTAGATTCCATCACCGAAATTCTTACCATTAATCTTGAACATACTCAGAGAGCATCCACTTTTCTGTTTTCCCAAGAATTTAAATCCCATGGATTCATAGAAAATCACAGCATCAGGCTCGGCTGAAACTCGAAAGTAACTGGTGCCAAGACCCTGCGCTCTCTCTAGAGAGTCTTGAGTCAATAATCTTGCGATTCCCTTGCGTCGATGTTTAGCAAAAGTATGAAGCAATTGTAGATTGAATACATATGGAATGCGTTTTGAGCGAGTGGTGATAATCGCGCCAGCCAACTCTCCCAACTCTCCGCCGACCCAACATCCAATACAGTATTGCCATTGTTCCTGCATGTCTGCCTTCGCCACAAAAGTCTTGGCAAAAGAGTCTGCTTTGTTTTCAGTTATATGCGCGACAAATTCATCGCGACTTGTTTCACGCAACTTCATGGAACTCGCGTTTCTTTTCTCCGCGTTCCTTTGGATACTTGGTTTGCTGCCATCCATGATACTCATCTAAATTCCATTTAAATGGTGGGAACTTATAATCATATTCAGATAGAATTTTACGAACAGAAGGTCCGCCATTTAATGCTGAGTCAATAAATCTTTCAACAAAGTGAAACTGTGATTCCATTTCTTCGCGATTAATTGTAGAACGAAAGCAGCGAAACTCAATCGTGCCAGTATGCTTCATGCAGTAAGTATTGATTGCGTATCTAAAAGGTCGACCCATTGATACGCCATCCTTGCCTGCAGCATGGAGTTTGATAAAGTGATTGAAGTCAGTCGCAAGTTCATTAATATTGTCGCACATATACTCAGGCATTGGTCGACCACCATCAAACTTTAGATACATCTTTGCGCCTTCGCACTGCTTCATCTCAGAAG